TAAATTTAACTGCAGTGTCTCCTGTCTGACTAATAAAATCTGGTATAAATCTACTAATTCTCATAATGTATTCACCATCTCCTCTAAGATCAGGCATTCCTACTGTTTGTCCTGTTGTACTTCTACGTTGGGTAATATCAAAATCACCAGAAGTAATAGTGCCTATTACAGCAGTTGTTACACCACCAGCATTAATTTGATCGGTCCCTGTTTCCTGTTGATAGTATATCGTACTTCCGTCCGTATTACCAATAACATCTGACGATGCATCATCATCGGGATTATAATAAGTTGCATGTGGTTTATCAAAAACCGCTGAATCTTGCCACGCTGCTCTAGGTAAAGTACCTGTTGTCCATATAGGACGTTTAGGTGACGAGTCTAGATAATTATAAGTAACTACCCTATTTATTTGATTTGATGCAGCTGTACAATAAAACCAACTAACTTCACCAAACAAGTTGTTTAATCCTGCATTAATGAGGTCTCTAGATGTAGCATTTATATCATCATAAACATGATCTTCTACAAGACATGGCATAGATTTTAGCTGACCATCATAGGTAAAGAAACCATTTTCAGACATCCAGTAAGCCGTACCGTCAACTTCAATACAAGCATTTTTACCAAACAATCCACAGTTTGTACCTACTTGTTCAAAGGCAAATACAAAGTCTCCACCTACAAACTTCATTAGAAATAATGCGGTATCGCTCCATACATAAATTGCGTCCCTACCTTTAATAGCACCCATAATTTTAGAGCCATCTGCTAGTCTTTGTGTACCAGAATTGTTTTCTGCTTTTACTGTATAAGCATCTGTGCCATCAATATTTTCTTGATCTGAGAAACGTATAAACATGTCGTCTTGTGTAGTAGATGAACCTACAGTTGTTTCTGTGCCAAAAAATACTAAGTGTCTATCGGGTGTAGATACTAATACATGACGTGATGCTGTAGGTGCGTTTGCTAAAACAGTTGCACGTGTATTAACAGCCCCTACTGCAGCTGCATCCCATTCAAAACATTTACCATTATATATAAGTGCAATTAATTTAGTACCGTAGTTATCTAGAATCCATAAACCAGGATCAATTGTAAAGTCAGAAGAGGCTGGATCACCCCAACCAGCAAAACCAGAAATATCGGTCACAGTTGCTCCAGCGCTGTGTCCTGCTTTAGTTGTGCCATTAACCTCTCTTGCACCACCACTTAAAATATTAGTCGTAGTATTATTGTTTGTAAAACTTATATCCTCTGTACCAATTCTTATTTCTCCGGCAGAAGGAAAAGCTGCTGAGTTAGTTAATGGTATATCGGTTACAGTGTCATTAATAGTAGAAGCCAAGGTTGTAGTTGCAGCACCTAGAGAAGTACCACCAAATAAACCAGCACCCCATCCAAATCCACCTAATTGTTGTGACGGTCCTACTGTATAATAGCATAAAATAGAAGCAGATCCGCTACCTGATAAAGGTGTGCCTGTTTCTGTAGCTTCCATTGTAATTGTAAAAGTTGTTGTAGTCGGAACTGACGTAACCATATATTTTACATCTTCAAATGTAGCGTCATTATAAGTAGACCCTACAGCAGTAACTCCGCTTACTGAATCAAACATAACGATATCATCTTCAATTAATCCATGAGTCCCGCTGCATGTTACTGTAACTGTTTTTGATGAAGATGTGCTTGTAAAATTCGCACCTGTAAGTGTGGTTCGAATAGGATGGATATCATAATAAGTACCACCCGAATACACATATAAAATTCTATTAGTGCCTATAGCTGCATATTTAATACCAGCATTATCGTCCCAATGATGAATAGCTCTTGCAGCACCTGTTAACTTTGATTCTCCTAACTGTGTCCAGCCACCTATTTTTTCAGGTGTACCATATCTAAAACGTACATTATCACCATCAAACCATTGCCCTTCAGCACCGGTCTCTGTGACTTGTTTATTAAATCCTGGAGTAAAGCCTAATTTTTGTAGCATATAAAAACCTGTTTATTAGGTGTTATATCAGATTGTAGGTGATTTCAATAGGTTTTAAAGCAGAGGGAATCTGTGGTGGATCATCCCCCTGCAAGCCTAATGTATAGACTATTTTTTAGATTTTGTCAATGTAGTTCCTTTAAACCAAGCAGGCACGCCTAGTAAAGGTCTTTTGTCTAAGTAATTTTCTTTAGCAGCTTTAGAATTAGCTTTGTTATAATGTAAAAATACTTGACCACAATTTTTACCTTTAAATTCATCTCTCCAATGTTCTAAATCACAACCAGAATATATCAACATGTCTCCTGGTTTTAAATCTACTTTAACACCTGCTTGACCTTCTTTACCTGTTGGATCAAGATAAATGGGCCATGGATCACCACCTAGATTTAATGTAGTAGATATCTCACATGAGTATCTATCTTTGTGACGAGCTAGGACATCACCTTCTTTGTATATTCTTGCATATGAATAAGTCTCACTTAATTTTAATTTTGTATGTTTCTCCATTACAGGTTTTACTTCTTTTAATAAAGTTTCCATAGCAATATCAGAATAATGTGAATAAGTATTAGGTACTTGTTCATCATTCCATATACCATAATATTCTGTAAACGGTGATATATATCTTTGATCAAATAAAAATCTTGCAACCTCTCTTTTGTTTAAAAAATATTTATAAACAAATTCTGCAATTTCAGGTGAAATAGCATTTTTTAATACTGTGTATTTATTTTTCTTAAACGACATTTAATACTCCTTTTGGTATTGCTTGGCAGTTCCAATGTATAAATCTAAACGGATTATAACCCATGTCTACAATATACTGATGAGGTAAGTATGACGGAAAAAACATTATTCTACCTGGTTTAACTTGATAATTAATTTGTGATGTTGCATAAGTTACTTTTGTTTTATCTTTTTCTGGTAATAGATTCATTACATTACCTGGTCTTGGGTCTTCAAACATAGGTAAAGATGTAGACTCATCTGCTTTTAAAAAATAAAAACCAGATATGTGACCATTCCAATGAGTGTGTAAAGTATGGTGTCCACCACCTTTTTTAGCAAACTCCTGTACCCACATTTCTGTAGTAAACAACTGGTGACCAGACATGTCAAAACCCATCTCGTCTAATAAATTATGTGCTGTTGCACCTATGTAATCTTGTAATTGTTTAAAGTTAGGATCACCAATTAATGATGTTGAATGAAATACATGACCCATGTCTCCTTTGTCACCAAACTTTTTATTACGTTTATCAATAGCTGGTTTTAAATTTTTCTTTGATACTTCAATATATTTATCTGATGCTTTGTTTAAATTATCTACAAAAACCGGTTCGTCTGCAAACCATATAGGACATTTAAAAAATTCTTCTAATTGTAATTGTTTGGGATATCCGTCTGCACTACCACACGACATCTCTTCTAATTTTTTTCTTGTTTTTTGTTTTCTAGCTTTTTTCTTTTTCATATTTTTCCTTTATCTATATGGCCATCCTAAATTCCAAATAACCAAACTGTTTCTTTCTCCACTTTTAACTGGGCATACTCTATGCCATACAAAACCAGGAAATACAACTAAAGATCCTTTAGGTAATATCTCTTTACATTTTACAGGTTTTCTAGGTTTGTCAGGATCTAAATTTCTAAAATCAAATTCTAATTCACCACCTTTATAATCTTTTGGATCAGATAAAGTTACTGTTACAGATAACTTTCTTATTTTACCATTTGATGGATCGTTAGGTTGTTGTCTTTGATAAGGTCTATCCCAACTATCACAATGCCAATCATAGTATTGACCTTTTTTATATTTTGTAAATTGACAAGACTCACTAAAATGCCATTCAAAATTCCAACCTGCACTTGCATTTGCTTGATGAACATAAGGTTGTATTTCTTTATAAACCCATCTATCGTTCATCCAAACAATATTAGAATCTCTTTTTGTTTTTAAATCTTTTATTTCTTTTTGATTTAATTTTCTATCACCATATCCACCAGTTACTGCCATTTGATCTTGAAGTTGTTGA